GCTTAACCTTTTCAAATATAAATATAGGGATACGCCCAAAAAGTTCAACACATGGTCAAAGATTTTTAAGGTTTGTCGCAAATATACTACAAAAATGACGGAAAACCAAACCAAAACAGGTGAACATGCGGAAAAAATTACACAGGGGGTGTGTAAAAATTTCACTGTATACTATACCTAAAGAACTATACTAGGATTTCTTTTAGAAAAAAGTTCCAAAAGAAACAAAAAAGGAATCTGCTTCGGCGCGGCCTCATTCGATTCCGCAAATAAAATTTGATGAAAAAACTTTCGTAACCAAAAGTATGAAACTGGCCAGAAAGTTATCTAACTAGTGGTTCCAGGACCTATAGCAAAAATGAGTTCTCAACCTGTTGAAATTTATTTATTTTCTTTTTTTATTTTTTGCTATCCAGCTGGCACTTTTGCACAAGTTTTTATCTCAACCTTTTTGACAGCAGGTTTGGATGCGGATGCCACAACATAATATCAGCTGGTTTGGGCATTTTTGCCCTCACCCCCAATTGCGCTCACCCCCTCTCCCAAAATAATTCAACCAGAAGCCACAGGAAGCCGCTGGTTGAAAGATAATGTTTCAGACGGGTAATTTATCGTCTGGTTGAAAAACGCTCTCAGAACGGCTTAAAATGCGTTTTTTCATTTCCTTTTGAAAAGTTTCTGATGTTTCAGCCAATATGCCATGCAGATTCCGTCCCTGTCCTTTGCCTTTGATTGCTTCAGTTCGGGATAAAGGTCGTTTCCGTACTCTATTGAAGCCTGTACGTCTGAAAGTTTCTTGTACTTTTGCGTAAACAGGTCTTTATGCCAGTTATAGGGTTCAACGAGTGTAACAGGTATCCCCAGACATTCAAGTATTGCCATTTCAGCCTCATAGAAACGGTTTGAAGCGATGAATTTCTGTATGTTCACTGAACGTTTGGTATCCCAGTTGAAACCTATCGGCTTTTCCATTACAACCTTTGCTGGAAGTTTCTGCCTAACGTCGTTCTCATCCACAGGTATGTAAGGTTTGAGTATTTCAATGAATTTCTGATAATTGAGATGCTTGTGTCCTTTTTGGTTTTTCCAAGTCCAAGGGACTGGCACCAATGTAGCGTTGTCGTTCTCATCAATGATACCGATTGTACCTGTCGCGCCTCTGCTTATTCCGATATATACCATGTTAATCCTCGTTTAACTGTTTTATTAGTTCATCAACCTGTTTGAAAAGGTTGTTTATCTGGTTTTCCTGCACTTCCTCTACGTCCTCGCCTTCAGGGTAGAGATAACCCAAAAGTATCTGTCTGGTTTTGTATTCAAACCAACCGAAGCCATAGATTAGGAACAGCCATATAATCATGGCAAGGAACAGTGCCCATCCGCTAAATGTGACAATAGCATAGAAGCCAGCAATGATGAAAATGATATAAAGCGTCTCGTAAACGTCATGCAGCATCCATTCGACACCGCGTTTGTTCTTGATGCTTGACGTAGCCCTCAAGAACGTTTGAAGTAATCTTTCCTTTAATTTCATATATTATCTAATTCTTTGTATGTTATCGGGATAGTCGCATTTGGGACATCCGCTTGGTTTACCGCTTGGGCAGTAAATAAGACTCTTGAAATGGTTTTCAGCACTGCCTTCGTTGTCTTGGTACTTTGAACACAGGCATTCCTCGCTCGGTTTCCATAACGGGTAGGTGTCTTGGCATCGGCACAGGTACTTGATAAGAAGTTCAGTAGCCATTTCAGCCTGTTCGCGAATTGAATGTATGAACTCGGCCAGTTCCTTTTCGTTGATTGAACGCGAGTTTTCACTTTCTTCCAACGTAATACCCTTTTGTGTTACGGTATATGTAAGCGACCTTGCCGCAAGGTAATCAGTCCAAAGCGCAAGTGCTGGTGCAATCTTCAATATAAGACCCTTGTTTTCGTTTGACAGCGTATCGGTATCAATCTGTATCTGCAGTTCAACCATGAGTGCAGTTCCCAAAATCGGTTCGATATAGAAAGGCTGTGCAAGGTTGATGTATGGCAGTATCTTGTCCACTCCGACGTTTCTTGTCATGTTCGAGTAGAGTTTAAGCAGTTCCTCATCAATAAGGAACGTTGTGTTTAGTTTCTTACTGTTGTTGCTCATCTGTCTGGTCCTCCATATCTTTTGCGTCGTTATTAACGTCGTTCATTTCCTCTTCCTTAACGTCGTTCACCGTAGTGTCACCCTCAAACTCTTTTCTGAAATTGTAATCGTCCAACGCGAGAACCCTCGGATGGCCGTTGAGTTGCAGAAGGTAGTTCATATTGTCCACCACAAAATTCCTCAACTCGTCAATGACCGTCAGCTTATAAAGTACGTAACTGGCTATGATTTCTTCTGATTTCGCGCTGAAACCTGAAGCGGTGTCAAGTCCAGCAAGCATGGGTGAAGTCAAGCGGTTTGCACTAACGATATACTTCAATACGGTATCACAAACGTTCTGGTACAGGTCTGCATCAACCGATTCAACGGGGTTCACTACGGGGTTTGTGCCGTTCTCACCGAAAAGCAAAAGGATATTGCCCGCGTTCTGTTCGCCACCGAAACTGTCAACAAGCATATTGTAAAGTTCCGCTTTCTTGTCCTCATCCAAATCGCATGGATAAGTTATGGCAAGGTTCGCGCTGAAATTATTACGGATGTAGTTGTTATAGTAACGGCTCAGAGCGATATCGGCCATTATCCAGTTGCTTGCACTCATCCATTTTGGGATTGCATAGAAAAGTTCGTTGGGGTCATAGGGTTTGAAGTAAAGCAGGTATCTTTCACCCTTCTTGGGCTGTTCAACTCCGAACATCTTGATTTCAACCACATTTGAACTGTTTATGCGCGACCAATCGGTAGCAAGGTAAGCATATTCAATCTGATTATTCTCATTATAAGCACCAAGTCTCACTTGATTCACAGGTACATGATAGTAAAGCAGACGGTTTCCGTCCTCTGAAACAACTGCCTGTACTGAAAATGCACCGTAGATACAGAAATCAACAACGATTTTCTTGATAAAGTCCTCCCAACGTTCAGCAATGTTCGGTTGGAAGATTGAAGCCTCGTAGTCTTTCAGACCAGCGCCGTAAACGTACTTTATCTGGTTGTTGATGATACTTGACTGCAACGGTGACTCTGAGTAGAGCGCGTAGATAAGGTTGGGGTAGAGGTTGTCATAATCGAAATTTACCCAGCGTTTCCAAGCCGCCCTCTGTTTTATGTCAATTCTTGGCTGCGAAACTGAATAGTCGCGTTGTGCCAATTTTATTGTGTCCTTCATTCGGTATAAGTGTTTTTACAATAAAGATATGAGCGACAAAAACTGGTTTCATCGCTCATTGTCATATCATGTTATGTTTTTCAGAATTAAGCCTTATTCAGTTGGAATTGCTTGGATGATTGAAGCAAAGCTAGACCAACCAGAATCAGCCTTATAGGTATCAACCGCACTTGCAGGAACATAGATTGCGGTAAGTCCAGAACCACCGAACCTGTTTCTCTCAGCCGTAGTAGGTGTTGTTGACTTCATCGTAAGCGTTGTTACGCTTGAACCAATCATATCCTGGTCATTGAATGTCGTAAATGTTGACGGCAATGTGACGGTTGTGTAACCAGATATTGAACCGCTCATATTGGTTATACCCTCAGCGAACTCAATTGAAGTACCAGTAGGTAACTTATCCATTTCTGTACTCAATATTGTCGTTGCATCCTTATTGCCCAAATCATAGTTATAAACTGGGTTTCCGTCAACAGTGGCAACCTGTGTTATTGGATAGATTCTTGAAGCGTATGAACTCCAACCACTTGCAGCCTTATAGGTGTCAACTGATTCTGATGGAACATAGATGGGATATGAACCCCAAAAAACATAACTACCGCCCAATGTAGGTGGAGTAGTCTTTTTAATGGTGACACTTCCATTAGCAGTTACATTTTGGAACGCGCCTGTCTCTATTCTTGTTATACCGCTTCCAATAGTAACCTTAACAGGCGAGTTAGTATCTGAGAAAGCATACTGGCCAATTGTTGCAACACTGTCTGGAATATCCACACTTGCGAGAGAAGTGCATCTATTGAACACATATGCTCCGATGCTCGTAACACCGCTGCCTACTGTTACGTTTGCCAGACCTGTACAGTTTATGAACGCATAAGAGGCAATACTTGTGACAGTATTTGACATCACTAACGACGTAATTCTATCATATCCAGTAAACGCACCATTTTTGATTGACGTAACGGTATTCGGTATTGAAAGTTCACCAGACAGTACAGTTCCGTTGACATTTAATGCTGGTTTTTGTTGCAGAGATAAAGGATTACCGTATGGAAGATTTTGCACATTTGTAAATGTCAAATTGAGCCAAGTTTCCAGACTGTCCACATTCACAGATGTTACCGACGTACAACCGTCAAAAACGGCATAGGCAAAGATTGCATTACTTTCTGTGACCGTCAATGAAGTCAGTCCTGTACAGTTCATGAAAGCGCGTTCGCCATATGAAGTCCCTTTGATATCCATATTTCCAGTCAATCCTGTGCAGCTGGAGAATGCATTTTGTCCAATACTTGTAACACTGCTGGGAATATTGATACTTGTAAATCCTGTGCAGCTGGAGAATGCATTTTGTCCAATACTTGTAACACTGCTGGGAATATTGATACTTGTGAGTGAGGAACAATTGGAGAATGCATAATTTCCAATACTTGTAACACCACTGGGTATCGTTACATCAGTGATGTAAGATGTTGCTCTATTAAACGTAGTGTCAGTGAAATCACTTACATCAATTGAGGTAAGTACAGGGTTTCCGCTTCCGCCTGAGGGAAGATTGTCAATTGCCGTTGCATAACTTGCAAACGTATCGGACGCGCCTACACTGCCACCCTTGTTGTTGATGGCAGTGCGGATTGCGGTTTTCGTATTTTGTAAAGTTAAAAGTTCACTTGAAATAGACATAATGTTAATCTGTTTTTAGAACTTTATTTTTACGCGTTGGTTGTGCCGTTGATAGCCTGTAATGCACTCTCAATATCACCAATTACAGCATAGATGGCGCGGCTTTCAACGGGGTTGGTTGAAGTTGAACTCAACTCGGTATCAACAGTTATTTGGCTTCCACCACCAGTTGCTGAAATTACATTGTTGGTGATTGTGATGTTTGTACCAGCGGTCAGTGTATCCTGTTTAGATGCCAATGCGGTGTTCATCGCGGTTGTCGTAGCATAATCACTCAATGCGCTTGAATCTGCCTTACTGTTCAGAGCGGTAGCGACTGCACTGTTGGCAATAGCGTTTGTCGAACTTGTATCAAGTGTCTGGTCAACCGTAACACCTGCCGGAATAACAGGCTTATCTGAAAGGTCGTTATAAGAACCAGATGTTGCTACTGTTGCTAATGTAGGCTTGTTCAGAATCTGTGCAACACCGCTTGAAGCGTTCCAGTCAGCATTTACCTGTCCTGGGATTGTTGGTTTGTCGGTAAGGTCGTTGTATGAACCAGAAGTAGCAACGGTAGCGAGTGAACTTGCGTTAGCCTTGGTTGCCAAAGCGGTATCCACCTCGGTCTTGGTGTAGTAGTTGCTGGGGTCAAAGATGTCAGTCAATGGAATTGAAATGTCTGTGATACCAGAATCTGTGTTGAAGTCAATAATCATTCTTCCGTTCTCAATCCTTACGTCCTCTACCATACCGTCCTTGATGAAATCACTTGCGTCAACATAAGCAAGTACGGTTGTGTGCTGGGTATCACCCTTGCCGTAGAAGTTAATTCTTGCGTTCGCGCTGTCATAAGCAACGTCAGCGAATACGTCAGCAAGACTTTGATGTTGCGTCAGATAATTAGCGTCGTTGGTAAATGCAGATACGTTGGTGGGTTTGTTCTGAATGTAGGCCATTGAACTTGTGTTGGTTTCAGCCCAGTTGCTCTGAACCTGTGTTCCACCGCCACCACCTTCAATGTTGATATTTCCCTCGCCAAGAAGTGACTGGCTGTTGATGGTCTTGATATTGACACCGCTTACCAGAACATCCTGTTTGGTTGAAAGGTCGGGCTTGTCGGTCAAGTCGTTGTATGAGCCAGAAGTGGCAACGGTTGCAAGTGAACCGATATTAACCTTGCCGTTAAGCAGGTTGTCGGTCTGGGACTTGTTGTAGTAGTTGCTCAGTGACTGATGCTCGGTAAGATAACCAGCGTCGTTGGTAAATGCTGAAACGTTGGTGGGCACTGTTGGAATAACAGGCTTATCTGTTAAATCATTATAAGAGCCAGAAGTGGCAACGGTTGCTAATGCGCTGAGATTTGCCTTAACTGCCAGAAGTTGGTCAACCTGTGTCTTGGTGTAGTAATTACCTAAATCTACATCTGCAACGCTTCCCAGTTCCTCGTAAACCTGTTCCTGTGCAAGCCACAGATACTCAGTGTAAGAACCAGTTTCTGAATCATAAATAAGGTATATTGTGCTGGGGTCTCCAACACTGGGAAGTTCCTCTACGATTTCAATATTGAAACTCATTGAACTGAACATGCCATCCAGACCTTCACCGTTCTTCAACTGTTCGATGGTATATGTCTCACCGTTGATTGTCATGTTTGAGGCGCGGCAACTCCAAAAAGGTGTACCGTCATAACCGTCGGTAGGTACGCTTAACTGAAGGAAGTTTACTGTATCAGCCTTGAACATAAGCCATAACTGGTTCTGTCCGATTTGTTTTGTCAATCCAGTGACGGTATCTTGAAATGTGATTAAACCGCCAGAAGTTGTTATTTGAGTCATAATAGTTAACTATATTGTTTTATATTTTATTTTCAATCTATAAAGATTTGTGTTTAGTTGAGTTTATATATTCCGACACCGTTCAATGTTGCTGAACTTGAACTGTCCCAACGGAATTTCTGTGCCCCGCTGGTGCTGTTTGTGAACAACGCGATAAGTCTGTTGTTTAAATTGTCCTTGAACGAGAACCCGTAGGTTGTGCTTGCAGGTTGAACATTATGATTAGGGATTGAGTATTCGAATGCCGCACCGCTTGAACGTCCGCAAAGCCTGTATGCCGTTTCTGTGTCCGGGTCAGTCCATGATATGTAATTGCCATCATAGTCAAACGCTGTGGTTGAAGTGTCCTCTTCACTCAAGAATACATCACCGTCAGAAATCGAAACATCAATGAAGTTGTTATTCGCGTTGATACCGTTTGAGGTTGAGGATGTGTTCTTGATGAGTGATGCTTTAAGTGCAAGACCTGTACCGTCACCGTTGTCGTAAACCACAATGTATTTTCCTGTTGTTGCGTCAGCCAATTGCGTTATTTTGCTGAAAGTGTTTCCGCTTGGGTTGCACTTTTCCAAATCCTCGTAAATCCTTTGTCTTGTCTGACCGTAAGTGCTGCTTGTGGGATTAGTGTCCTGTTCGACAACAGTGACCATACCAGTCTTTGTGTCGGTTTCATCGACCTCGCACTGATATGACTGTTCAGTCCATTTTGCCACACCTCTCTCAAACAGCCTGTCCTCGTAAACAGCCCAACTTGAATCTGCAAGATAGGTTTCAAGGCTTCCAGACGGTACATAAATCGGGAATGCGTTTCCGAATGCGTTACTGTACAAGGTACATGGTGTCGATGAAAGCATTGTAACCGAATTAGCGTTTCCGAATGCGTTGTATCCGATGGTCGCAACATTAGCTGGAACGGTGTAGTCCCTGCTGTTGCCTTGTACATTGTTTGCAAAGGCATTAGCCTCTATGAGGAGATTACTTAAGTCGGTGGGTATTACGCTTGTAGAGCAACCCAGTACTAATCGGTAACCCCCGTTGTATAACCGTATCAAACAGTTACCGACACTTGTGTATGTTGTGTTGTTCGGGTCAACGGTTATGCTTGTAAGCGGGGTGTAGGTAGCACCGATGCCATCTTGTTTATGGATATAATCATTAAATCCGGACACTGTTGACGGAATATGCAGTGAAGAAATATTCTGACAATTATAGAAACATTCGCTCATCACTACTTGTATTCCTTCTGGTATGTTTACGTCAGTCAGACCTCGACAATGGCCGAAAGTCCAAATTGGATAGCCAGTTACACCTGGCAACTGGATATCGTCAAGGCTTGTGATATACTGACAAGAGTCAAAAACCTCAACGCCCAGGGTTTTGACGGTGTTTGAAGCCATTACCCAAGAAAGTTCTGGCGCACAATGCACAAATCCGTAGTTCGAACCACCGCTGTTTTTTGCTATTTGGGTGCATTGGTTCGAAACCTCAAGCCCGACAATCGGATTTCCGTCAACTATCAGACTTTCAAGTTCATTTGCGTAGAGGGTGCTGTTTCCGTTCAGTGGTATGTCTGCCGTTGTTCCGTCCTTGTAATGCACCCTGCCTTTCCTTGTCGATGCCATCTCCTGTATCCTGTCGGCATATTTTGTCCATGCGGCCTTATATGCGTCAACGCTGTCCTCTGGTACATAAATCGGGCAGTTGTTGGTGTTGTCAAAAACATAGATTGAAGTTCCTGCAAGTGTGGCTGGAACTGTTCCCAAACATGTGATTGAGGTAAGGCTTGTGCAGTATTGGAACGCTTTTTCACCGATGTATGTAACGTTTGCAGGTATTGTGATTGAAGTAAGGTTTCCACAACTGTAAAACGCTTCTTTCTTGATTGATTTAAGTGTTTCTGGAAGTGTGATTGATGTCACAACGTCGTTGTCGTAGAAACAGAAGTTTCTTATTACCTCAGTTCCATAAGGGACTTCAAGGGTTGTGTAAGTGCGCTCGACCAAAGCCTTGAACAGGTTTTCCTTATCACCTGGTGTTGAAGAAATCTGTCCAATCCTTGTCGGATAAATCGCGAATGGGTCTGTTGAAGCAACCATTACACCTTTTGACTTGATTGCGTCTTTTATTGCTTCCTTTGTGTTATTAAGCAGTGTTATTTCTGATTGTATGCTCATGGTCAGTTCATTTCACTTATGGGTTTTATTCTGTCTGCATAGGTAGGCCATTGAGTCTGGTATGCGAGTACGCTGTTGTCAGGCACATAAATCTGAGGAAGATTTCCGTTGGTTTGGAACGGCCTTGTCCCGATTGTAGGAGGCACTGTCGCGGTTATCTTGACGTACATCGGTACACTTCCTGCATCAAAAGCGTAATCACCTATTGAAGTGACACCAGAACCTATTTCAATATAAGTGAACGAACAGAAATTGAAAGCATTTGCACCAATTGTCGTAACACTGTCAGGTATCGTTATTGAAGTAAGTCCAGATACTGCAAATGCAGAGTTCCCGATTGTTGTAAGGCCGCTTGGAAGTGTAACCGTTTTAAGACCTTGACACCCTGTGAACGCGTAATCGTCAATGGTTGTGACGGTGTTGGGAAATGAAACCGAAGTGAGCGACATTCCGTCAAACGTATGTTTCGCGATTATGGTTGTACCGCTCGGTATCACAACGTTTTTCATGGTGTCCTCAAGATATGCGATAATATCCGTTTCATGATATCCACCTCCACTCGGTATCAGCCTTATCTTTGCTGGATAATCGGCAAAGGGTTCATCATTAACTGTGACCCCTTTGAGATTGATTGCCGTTTTTATGTTTTGCTTAGTTGTGTTAAGCGTTAAAAGTTCGCTTGATATTGACATGGTATCAGTTTTTATAGATAAAGATTATTTACCTTTAACTGGGTATGGGTTGAATACGGTTGTAATAATATCTGCCCCATTTATCATCATTCTTGTATGCTTGAACACTTTCTGCTGGAACATAAATCGGATAAGCGTTATCATCAACAATAAATGGAGGGTCTACGTTGCTAACAGTAATTTGTGGTGGTGTTGTGGTTTTTATCGTTACCGAAGTAAGCGACGGATTATTGATAAAGGCATTTCTTGTAATCTTTGTAATACCAGTTCCAATTGTAACTGTGACCAAATTATTACATCTCTCAAAAGCATAATCACCTATGTACTGAACACTGTCTGGAATGTTTAGTTCGGTCAACTTGCTACAACCAGCAAAGGCATAATCATGGATATGATAAACAGTATTCGCTATATAGACAGTTTCCATATTCTGACAATTGTAGAAAACGCTGTCATGTATCCATGTGACACAATCTCCTACTATGCAGTTAATAATACTTGATTTGCGGTTAAAAATCTCGGAGTCAACCAAAGTCTGACTGTTATAGCCAGACGCTGTATGACTGCACTCAAGGGTAAATAACCCTGTATATGTGCCTTCAAGTATCGCTTTTACTTTAAAGCCAAGATTTCCTTCAGGTGTACATCTAAATATATCCTCATAGGTTCTGGTTCTTGTTGTGTCGTATGTAGGTGAAAACGGATTGATATCGCGTTCTGTAACTATTACATTTCCTGTGTTTGCCATATATTTGTTTTGGTTTTCCTAATTATTATGAATTTGGTATCGCTTGGATACGCGAAGCAAAATCAGACCATCCGTTTGCTTCCTTATATGCTTCAACTGATGAAGCTGGTACATAAATTACAAGTGAAGACGATGTGCTTGTAAATACATCACTACCTAATGTCGGAGGCGTAGTGGCCAGACATGTAAATGAGGTAAGGTAGCCGTTGCTTCTGAATGCTGAATTACCTATTGAAGTTATCGAACCAGGCAGTGTTATGCTCCTCAACTTAGTATTGTTGAACGCGTATTCTCCGATGCTTGTTACGGTGTTAGGTATGGTTATGCCTTCAAGGGCACTGCAACTCTGGAACATGTACTGACTTATTGAGGTTATGCTGTTAGGCAACGTTACGGAAGTCAGACTGGTACAGTGTGAAAAAGCGTTTCTGCCGATGCTTGTTACGGTGTTAGGCACTGTTATTGAAGTAAGTCCAGCATAATCAAACGCATAGTTTCCGATTGTGGTAACACTTGATGGTATATCTAATGAAGTTAAACGACTGCAATAACTAAACAGATAATTACTGATTGAAGTTATATTTCCATGAATTGTTACGGTTGTAAGTTTGTCAGCATTTTTAAACAATTCATCTGCTATACATGTAACACAACTACCAATTTCAGCAGTTTTTAAATAACTTTTATTCATGCCTACTTTATCAAGGCATCCTTCAGAACACTGTACTACATACTCAGTTCCACTTGTTGATTTGGACTTGATTTTGAAATCGTAGTAAGGTAGAGGGCAATTAACTAAATCTTCAACCGTTATGGTTCTTGTCTGGCCATAGGTGCTACTGTACTGGTTCTGGTCTGTTTCAGTAACAATTGCATAACCAGTATTATTTCCATCAGATTGTTCACAAGTCCTTGAAGTTTCAACCCAGTTAGGTGAATTGATTGGGCAAGTCGTTAAATCTTGAACGTTTGAAGTCCTTGTCTGCTGGTAAGTCGCGCTGTTTGGGTTGGTATCTTCTTCAACAACAGTTGCGTAACCAGTATTATAGTTGTTTTGGTCAAGAATACAGGTTCTTGAAGTTTCAACCCAAATCGGGTCAGTGTCAGGTTCTGGTTCTTCTTGTTCGCAAACCCAACTTTCTTCAACCCATGTAGGAGTGGTGTTTCTTACACATCTTGCATCGTCTGAAACGGTGCGCGTCCTTGTCTGACCATAGGTAGGACTGCCTGGGTTCTTATCCTCCTCTGTAATTATTGTATTTCCAGAATTGAAACCATCAACCTGTTCGCAAACATAACTGATTTCAGTCCATGCTGGTGTAGTGCTGATAGGACAGTTTTCAAGGTCTTGGATAATTCTTGTACGCGTTGAGCCATAGGTTGAACTGTTGGGGTTGGTATCGGTCTGGACACTCAACCTGTTTCCCGTATTATAGCCATTAACCGTTTCACAAGTCCATGAGGTTTCAACCCAATCAGCATCTGTTTGTGCTGGACATCTTGGGTCGTTCTCGATTGTCCTTGTGCGTTGCTGTCCATAAGTCGCGGATTGTGAGTTGGTATCTTCCTCGGTAACGATTGAAGCACCTGTGCGGTATCCGTCAACGGTTTCGCAACTGTAAGAAATCTCAGTCCATTCAGGGCCAGTTCCGTCACCGTCCCAAAGCGAAATAATCAAAACCGCGCTTCCTGCAGTATCATCCCAAACATAGGGACTTGGGTTCTGACTGAACTGGTAAATTACAGGTAAAGAAGTGTTTGGTGATAAGTCTATCGAAGCACAGACAAGTTCTGTTGAAGTCAGTGCTGCAGGTAAAAGTGTAGTTCCCTGCAACATTCCGCCAGCGGGTGGTATGTTTCCTAAGGCATTGATGTCGAAGTTTGCATTGAAATGCAGGGTTATATCCGTAATGGTATCAGTTGAACCACTACGGTTGTTAATAATGCGCCATTTCAATGATACAGGTTGGGGTTTCTCTTGATATGGGCAACGTTCCTCATCCTCATAAGTCCTTGTGCGTTGCTGTCCGTAAGTCGCGGATTGTGGGTTGGTATCTTCCTCAACAACAGTAACATAACCTGTTCTGTAGCCTTCATCCAAAACACAAGTCCAAGAAACCTCAGTCCAAATCGGACTTTCTGGGTCTAATGGGCACAGTTCAAGGTCTGGAACGTTGATGGTTTCAGTCTGACCGTTATTGTAGTTTGGTGAGTATTCATTTGTTTCAACCCTTACAACATCCTTTGTACCGTCTTTAAGGCCATTAACCAAATGACAGGTCTCGCTTATGATTACCCAAACGTCTGAAGTGTCTGGTAATGGACATTCAACAAGGTTCTGCAACCTTTCTTCCCTTGTCTGATGGTAAGTTGGTGAGTATTCGCCATAATCCATGTAAACGGTAATCTTGAATCCGCTGTTTCCAAGTTTTCCACTCGGTTGATATTCAATCTGTTCGCAATAACTTTCAATTTCTCTCCAATCAGCGTCGGCACTGTCTGGTGGGCATAGAACACCGTCGGTATAAACTTCTTCCCGTTGCTGTCCATAAGTCGCGCTCATGGGTTCAACATCTTCATAAACCATTACGCAGTTTCCAGTATAAGCACCGTTTGGTGACATTTCGCAATAGGTGTAGATGTGGACGTAGTTGGGTTGTTGTTCTACCGGACATTCATTGGTGTCAAGTTCCCTCTCGGTTCGTTCCTGTCCGTATGTTGGTGAATATGGGTTCGCGTCCATAAAAACGCTTACAAGATAACCTGTATATGCCATTGAATTTTCATCAGTTTTTCAATTATTTTCGCAGTATTGGGACATCAAACGCCAGAACGGTGTGGTATCCATTGCAAGGATTGTATAGGTAGCGGTTTTTACTTCCTCGTTATCATCATCATGGGTGAATGTGAATGTCCAGCTTCTTGTTGTCGTAACAGTAGGGTCGTTTACAACCGCGTCGTAGCCTACAAGCAGACCGTCACTGTAAACAGGGGTCAAAGTAAGACCTGGGTTATCGACTTGAATTGTGAAACCCTCACTGCCGCCATAAGCCCTGCAGTAGATATTGAAACCCTCTGTGCCGTAAGGAAATTCTTCACCAGCACCTGGAATAACGGTACGGTTATGGACAATGATACTTGTTTCCTCGTATGAGTTGAGGTTTCTTACAGTAATTTCATCGTCACCACCATAACGGCCATAGAAAAAGTTCATAATAGCGTTTCCGTCACCACTATTAGGACTAACGGTGCAATATTCGGGCGCGTCTGATACCATTGCCCAAGCAGCGTTTGAGGTAAGGTTTGCCGTTGCTGTCATTCTTGTGGTTGAGTTCAACCTAATTACCTGTTGGTCGAATGAGATTGTGCCCTCGTTCTCTGGCAAACACAATTCGGGGTTGAATACCCTTACAGGTTGCCCGTCAAACACAGCATCTGCTTGATAAGTGCCTACGATATGGTAATTTCCGTCGGGTTGTCCTTGAAGTTTGTAGGCATCTTGCGGTTGTCCCGAATATTCGCATAATTTGTTGCTTGCGTCAAGTGCCTGTCCAGCGGAATTGACCTTAACGACGTATGGGGCGGTAATCCAACCAGTCTGCATACCCCTTGAATCAAGTTCGCAGTATGTTACTTCAAAAATTGGTTTCCAATGCGCTTCAAACTGCTTGTTGGCAAGGTCAAAATTGCTTTTATTTACAGCGAAAAGTGGAAATTCGCTCTCGTCAGAGAATGTAAGCGTATAATTAGACGCACTTTCACTGATATCCAGTGTATGTGTCATTGTTGCACCCTGTTTCCATCCAAACATCCTGTAATCCTCGCTTCCAAGAGGTTTGAAACATACCAAATATTTGCCAGGTGCAGCGTCTGACAGGATATCCTGTATTTCGTTTGAGATATTATTGACGTTTGCGGTCAGTTGGTGGGTATAAATTGTACCCTCTTGTGTTTCAGAGTATGCGACGCTTGCCCCGTCAACGAAATAATACGCTTCGGCTGTTATAATGTCCGTAACGTAAAGGCTATCGTCTGAACGTTCATCGTTCTTGAACTTCAATCCCTGTATATCCTCAATGTTGAAAATGTAAAAACGGTCTGAAATACCACCAGCCATCACCTCAACGTTTGCACAAGGGTCAGTTCCGGTTTGGTCAACCGATATATTGCGGTTAAGTTTGCAGTTGAATGCCATAAATTTTGTGTTTTTACATAAAGATTGAACCGCCAGACATCAACAGTCCAGCGGTTCATCAGAATAGTATATTTGTCTTAAAAAGGAAAGTGTTTAACCGAACAGGTCAGAAATGGTTTTCCAATCCTTAACTAACAGAGGAGTATTGCGTTGAACACCCTCATACAGGAAAGTGATACCCTGTGCGTCGGTCTCAGCGGTACCAGTAGCGTAATCGAAGTTGGTTGCGCTCATACCGTTGTCAACACCATAGACAAATACTTGTCCGTTCTTGGTCAGAACTGCTACGATTACGCGGCCAAGCAGATAGTTTTTCCAATCTGTGATAAGGTCGCAGTCGAGCCAGTTAAGAACACCACCTGCTTGATGCAGAACGGCTTTCTGGTCGTTGTTAGCACCTGCTGAAAGGTTAGCGTTTGCATAACCAGTACCGTCGGCAAATGCCAGTTCGTAGAAATGCTCACTACCAAGGTCGATTGTGTCAATAGCGCAATCTTGTCCAGAAGCGGTGAAAGTATATGATTCATCCCAGTTAGCGATGGCCATTTTCAGCACACCACCTACGCTGGTTTCGCACTGTGCGCTAGGAACTTTTGAAATCTTACAATTTAACATAGTCGTATAGTCGTTTAGTGTTTTTATTTTTAAAGTGTGTAAAGAACTACCTCATCCTCGAATACGAAAGCAGCCTCAGCGCGATAAGCACCCTTGATGTAAACCATGCTCTCATCCTTCAGGTCGTTACCATGAGCAACGCGGATTTCCTTAGTATCACTCAGAAGGTCGGTGAAGAAAATCATGTTGTCTCTTGAAGCAGCGAACATAGTGTTAGCTGGCATGTAAGAAACCAGAGCGATTTCAACACCCATGTAGCGGATAACTCCACCCTCGTAAGTCCAAGAAGGAAGTACTACCTGGTATTCACCTGCTACACCACTCAGTGCCTGTAAAGCGTAACGGTAGGTGTTGATGTCTACGAAAATGCGTACAGGGGCTTTTTCGGGTTCGTAAAGTGATTCGTTGATAACTACATTGGGAATCGCGTCGTAAACCTTCTGAATCTCAGCCAGAACGTTTGTAGCGTCAATGTTTACGGTGTTCTGAATCTTGATGGTGTTTGCACTTGCCAGAGCCTTGTCGATAAGACCGTTCTGGATACCGTCCACTGCATTTCCATTACCACCGATGATGATGCGGTCAATGTCAGCACCAAGAGAGTTCTCCAAGTGGAACATAACTGCTGTTTCAAGGTCGTTGGGCATGATGGTCTTGGTAGCACCAGATTGATAGTTTCTGAACTCGCTCAGAACGTTCTCGGAATAGATGCTGTCAAGTTCCTCTAAGCACTGCTCTTCATTGATTTTCCAGTTCTTAACGGTGAAGGTCTCGGTATCGTTGCTGAAACGCTGTTTGGGAGTCCAAGCACAGTCGCGGTTGTCAACCTGTGAAACGGTGTTGTTGGCCATGACCAGCTTACGCAAAACAGCTTCCTTTGTAACGTTAGGCTCAACGCGGATATAGTCCTTTGCAATGAAGTTCGGCTTCAAAAGCACCTTGTAATACCAGTCGGGCATTACCTTTGGGGTGAAACTAATTGTGTTGTTGATTAAATTTGCCATATCTGTTATTTATTTTTTGCGATTTATTTTCAGTGTATAAAGATTTGATTTATTTAAGTTTTTTGTTCATGTTGGCGATAAGACCTGCGAAATCAACGACATTTGCCTTATCTTCCTTTGCAACTTCCTGCTTTACCACATTACCTACGGGTTTTGCTGAAGGGGTTGCTGATTGAAGCCTTGCGAGTTCCTTGCGGAAATTCTCACCTGCAACGGCTGCTTCCTCCAAAGTCTTGATGTAGTCTGCAACCTCTTGTGGAACGTTGAATACCTCGCCATTGATTTCAATCTCAACTAAGGTATAAGGTGCTTCAACCTCTTCCTGCGTTTCTTCGTCTTTCTTTTCATCTGGTTCGTCAGCAGGTTCGGGAGTTTCATCAACAGGTTCTTCTGGTTTTTCTTCGTCATCCTCAGCCTGTGTTTCTTCCTCATCCTTCTTTTCCTCATCGTCACATTCCTCTGCGATGGGTGCTTCAACGGGTTCGGGTTCTGTGCTTTCCTCAACGGTCTTGGTTTCCTTGAACTTACCGTCCTCTACAACAAGCAGATTTCCGTCGGTAAGGGTGTACTCACCGTCTGCTACAACTTCACCGTCTGAGCCTCTTGCAGTGCCGTCAGCGTCAATCTCGATAAAGTCGGTATCGCTGGTGTAGTATTTAAGACTTACCTCACCGCTTTCGGTTTCGTCGGCTGTTGCGATATCAGCAAGTTCCTTGGCTTCCTCTGATACCTCTGAGTACCAAAGCATGAACTGATTGAACAAGTTCTGTAATTTGCTTTTATTCATCTTGAATTTCTTATTTAGTGTTTTATTTTTGCTGTAAGTAATCTTTCCAGCTTCGACAACGGGAATGAAGGCTTCAATGCTCAGACCTTTCACATCGCCCGAAACGATTTTCTGCCAAAGTTTGCGGTTGTGTATCTTCAGGTGAACCATAAGAGTTCCCTCTGGCAGGTGGTAGCCATAGACCTTGTTTGCCCTGTCGTTCTTTGCATCATCAATTGTCCACATTTCAAGCATGTAAACACCGTCGATAAGGCTGTCCTCGTAGTTGCCGCCCGTCTCAAACCATGAGTGCATAACACTGAAATTGTTGTTGTATTGGTTGATAAGATACTGTTTTGCAACCCTCTCGATGGTTTCCTTTGACCAACGGATATAATACTTTTCCCCTGTTTCGCTTATTCTGAGGATAAGCTGGTTCGGGATAAGGATTGGTGAAACGACCTCATGCTTTACCTTGTTGAGATAAAGCGCGGGTGTGTTTTCCTGTTCACCCTTGCCGAAATACACAAAGTTGTTGCATATTGCAGGATAGTCAACAAAGGAAATGGCGGTCATGCCCAAGTCCTCATTCTCGTTGAATGTTATTTCATATACTGGATATTGCATAATATGTCGAAGTTTTCAATGAATAAAGATTATTTTCATGCAGACTTTCCAGCGTATTGCTGTACCCTCACAAGGTTCTTGTTGACCTTGTTTATATCGGTTACTGCAACCGTAGGTTGGAAGTCAATCTGTCTGATAAGGTCTGTTATGGCCTCAATCTGGTTATTGTCCTTTACTGCATTGGTAGCGGCTAAGGTGTTTATCTGTCCACCGCTTGCGAATTTTCTGATAACGTTTTCCCTTGTTACCCTCTTTTCCTTGATTATCTCAATCTGCTTGTTCACAAGGTTTACATTATCCTCGTTGATGGCTCTAAGGACAGTATCATACTTTTGTGAAGACTTCTTGTTGATTACCCATTCACCGCCTTCAACCTCGATATTGGTGTCCTCGATGCGGTGTCCACCTTGCTTGTGGCTTCTTGAAACACCCTTTTCACCTACCTTGCCACCTTTTTCAAGTTTTGAAATCTGTTTTGTAATCAAAGCGGTCTGCAACGCGCCCATAGCACCAACAACTGCAGCAAACACTGGACCTAAGGGGAATCCCCATTTTAAAGCAGCCGTTACACCTAATGCGGTGTTTACAATACCCTCAATCAGTTTCTGACCAAGTTCCATCTTGCGTTGCTGCTTCTCTTTCTTTTCGACTTCTTTCTCGCGTTTTTCCTTTTCCTTTTGCAGTGCGCGTTCCTGTTCCTCTCTCTGAACAAGGAGGACTTCCTCTTCGGCCAGACGCTGTTGCAATGCTTCCTTGTTCTGTCCGTCATCTGCTTTCAGTTCGTCATTGATTTGCTTCATTCTCTCCGCGCTTTCTTCCCTTGCTTCTACTGCCTTGTCATAGAGTTCAGTAACGTTTTCAAGTGCTTCCTTTGCTTCTTCAAGTTGGAACTCAAGCAACGCTCCGAAACCTTCTGCAAGAGGTTGGAACATATTCTCATTGAATGCTGAATAAATTTCACTCATTCGGTCATGCAGACTTTGGAAATAGTCCTCGCGTATACTGTTGGATTTCTTGTCTATCTCCTCAATCTGTTTGGTCACTTTCTCATACTCGATGGCATAGGCTTTATCGGCTGATTTCTTATCCTCGATAAGAAGCTGGTACTCCATTACAGCGTTTTTGTATTCGTCTGATTCCTTACCGTAAATCTGCATGTACAACGCTTGTTGACGTTGTGAAGCTGCGAGTTTCTGTTGCCATGCGATTTCATAGTCTTCCCTCTCCTTTGAACCTACTTTAAGAGTGTTCTGGTATTTTTCATAGGCTTCTTTCAGTTTGTCGTAGCGTTCCTTGGTTTTGTCCATGTTGAGTATCTGACCGTCAAACCATTTTGACAACGCGTCATCTTCCATTACAGGTTCAAACTTGATGTCATTGGTAGCGGCTTGGAAACGCTTGATTGCCTTTTCGTTGAAACTTATGATTTTGTCCTGTTTTGAAACAAAAGCCTTGTACTGGTCATCAAGAGCCTTAATTGTATCATCAACAACACCCTTGATATTGTCCGAAGCCTCTTTTGAGTAAAGTCCGAATTTTCGGATGTTGATACTTCCCTTTGACAGGTATTCCTGTATTTTGTCGGCCTTTTCTTCATAAGGAGCGGTGTTGTTGATAAGGTCAAGGAAGTTCTGCAACTCGTTGATTTCATCCTCGGTCTCACCTCTGGCCATACCAAGAATATTGCCTAAATCTCTGAACGTTTCAAACAGTTTTCCACTGTCCTCAGCCGTCTTGTAGAGTTTAGCCAATGCACCGTCAACACCAGAAATAACGTCAATAATCTGGTTGAAACTGAAATCGGGTTTTATTTCGTCAAATCTCCTTTTGAGGTTGTCAATGTCAAAATCAACAGGGATAAGGAACTCAAGAGTATCAACGTAATCACCAAGTTCCATTGTCATTGCTTTTTTCGCGTCGGCAAGTTCCCTTTCGGCCTCGGCTATTTTAGCGTTGGTTTCAGCAAGGACATCGCCTGTCTGATTCTTGGCCATTTCCCTTAACTTGGTAAGGTTTTTGTCAAGTTCGGTAATTGCCTTTTCATAGTTTTTCTTGATTTCAAGTGCAGCAATGGCCGCGTTATTCACAGCAGTTTCTTTCCTCTTGGCGGTAATCATTACGATTTCATCCATGTACTGCTTGTACTCGGTATTGTTTTCGGCAATCGCGTCGTTCATTCCGCTTATAAGCGACCCAATTGTGTTGTAGTATTTGTTCAACAGCGCGATTTCACTTTTGCTTCCGTTTTCTTCAGCGTCTGCAATTATACCTGCAACCTCTTGTGACTTCTTACCAAGTTTGTCATAGGCAATTGACAACAACTGGAACTGTTCAAGTGAATGTTGTGCCCTTTTCGCGAGTTTTTCCTGTTCCTTTTTCAACAGTTCATCCTCAACCTTGTATCTTCTTTTTGAAGTGGCATCTTCAAGTTTATCAATATCTTCAATTGATTTGGCAGTGTTTTTGTACAGTTCTTGACGTTTCTTTTCTGCTTCCTCTGCGGCTTTCTGGGCTGCTGCGGCTTCTTTCTTTGCCTCGGCTGCGGCCTTTTTTGCGGCTGCGCTTCTTGCATTTGAAGCCTTGGTTGAAGCGGTTGTTTTAGCGTCCTCAATCTTCTGGTGGAAAGCGGCCTCTTCCTCAAGAACTTTGCGGTATTCGTCACTGTCCTTTTTGTACATCTTCTTGCGGTTGTCGTACATTTTTTGTTCTGCCGCGATGTACTCTTTGCGGTATGTACCGTCAGCGTTCTTCTGCTTTGTAATCATGTTCGCATGGTGGGTAAGACGCTTGTCCTCCTCAGCCGCTTGTGTTCTGGTCATTTGTTCCTGACCCCTCGCATAACCTTTCACAAATTCATTGTTGAACGCGTCCATCGTACCCTTGAACTGGTTCTTAATACCGTCCATTGCAGCACTCATTGCACCAGAAAAATCACCAGATAGAATCTTTGAGACTACATTGGCAAACGTCTTCCAAGGATTGATGAGAAAATTGACCACAGCAGCAGCCACAGCCTTTGCTCCAGTGACAATGGCATTCATCCATCCACCAAGTTTCTTGAAATTCTTTGACAGTGTGTCAAGCACAGGGAAGGTCTTTCTGAACCAGTTCCAAATGCTTTCCCAGTTCTGAATCAATGCCATTACAAGTCCGATAACCGCCATTAAAGGAATTGCCCTCAATGCGGTTGAAAGGATGTTTGAAGCAACAGCACCAGCCTTTTGTGCAACAGACATTGAGTTTGTTGCAACGGTGTTGGCCTCGGTAGCCGTTGTGTTTGCTGTAACTGCACCAGTGTTTGCTGTCTCAGCGGCTGTTGCAGTTCCAGTTGATGCTGCGTTTGCTTCATTTGCCACAGCATTAGCCGTTTGTGCGGCTGTATTTGTTTCCTCTGCAATGGTTGAAGCCTCGGTTGTGGCAATATCAGCCTCAGTAGCGGCTTTCTTGATACCCAAAGCGGCCTGTACAAGTTCAACTGCCTTGCTGTAAAGTCTGGCCGTTGCAGAACCGTTTTCCAACAATGAGTTCTGAACCTGCTGCAGCGAGTTAAGCAAGGTCATAACAGACATCATTTTCTGCATGGACTTTGCCGCCTCTTCGTTTTCGTCACCAACCAGTGACATGACTGAGTTATACAACTGATAGGCATTTACCGCACTGCTGGCAAGGTTGATTGCGTTGGTCAAACCTCTGGTATCACTTGCAAAGTTGGTAATGTCTTGGTTTGCGTCAGCCATTGCATCCTTTAACTGACCTGCCCTCTCAGCGAGTTTCAGATACGCTTCATCGGTCTTTGAAACACCACTGGCCAGCATTTCTGCCATAGCCGTTTTAAGTTCCTTAAGTTCCTGTTTCAAGGACTTGTGGCTTTCAACAACCATCTGTGCGGCACCTGGATAGTTTCCGACGTTGCGGACGTAAATCTTCATCTGTTCGTCGGTAGCCTTCAACTCAGCCTGTAAAGCCGCGCTTTCTTGAACCATTCTGTCAATGGCATTTCTGTCCTCCTCGGTAGCCGTTGAATGGTTTCTAATCAAGGTGTTCAACGCGCTGAGGTACTGCTGTTTCTGTGCATAGGTGTCAAGTTGTTTCGCGTCAACGACTTCCTGTGCCTGTTGAACCTTTATTGTAGCGTTGATTTCCTTTTTGTTGTTGGACAACTCTGCATTGGTCTTGGCCAGTTCGGTCTGGTATTCCTTATCCCAATTGTTGAGTTTTTCCTGTGCCTTTGACAATGCGTCTGTTGCAGACTTGGACTCTTTCTTGCTTGAAGTTGATTTTTCTTCCTGTTTTGTTACATTTACAACGGTATCAGTCAAGGTATCAAGAGCCTCCCTAAGGCTCTTAACACCCTCATAACTTTCAGTAAGACCGTTTATCTTAATTTCGTAAATTCGTTTGCCTTCAGCCATTATAATCTAATATTTTTCAATAAAGATTTTGGCTGATGCTTGAACGTCAATAGTTCATGGATAAAAGAGTGAGTTCACAAGGTTCGCGTTCATAAACGTCAAAACCGTCTATTGATTTGACATCCCAAAGGCTGTCGTTGAACAGTACTTTTGAACCTTTAACAATGTCCCAGTACACAAAGTTTGGAAGGATACACTCAACGTTGCATTCATACTGTTTTGCAGATATATCAAGGTTTAGGAAATTATCGGTAAGTGTAGTCCTGTTTCCGCTAAGTGTGTTCAATCGGTTGGTGTCATAGTCAATGAAACTTGTTACCCATTCACCCATATAGTTGTGACCGTTTCTGTATCCGTAGTTCCAAATGTTAACATCAGCAATAAGAAGTCTGAACTTGTGTTCACCTGTTATCCTTATGTAGTTCAGTTCTGGAATGACAGAATCAGCACCCAAAAGACGTTGCTTATTGTAGATGTAGAAAAGCCTCATGGTCTTGTCTGTGGCAAGTTTCTCGCGTTGAACACTCTCATAGGTATAACTCTCACCCCAAAGTTTGCTGTCACAGATTATCGGCGCGGGAATAAGTGTACCGTCAGGAAGTTTGATGGTCTTTAACCATGTGTAACTCCAAAGGCACTCGTTCTTTTTCTCGCTACCGCTTGTGTTATTCGGGTTAAGAATGGTCAACGCTCCAGTGTGTTCGGGTTGGTTGAACAGCCATTGCGGTTGGTTCTGGTATGTTGAATCGTTTCCATGAACATAACCCTCCTCGGTTGTATCAACTTTGAACCTGTAACTTATGCTGCTGGGCAGGTTAATTCTCTTGAACGACGCGTTGATGTTGTTGCAGTAGTTGTCAATAGGCACAGTGTTTGTAAATATGCTGTCCTTGCCGTTGAAGTCAAGCGAGTAGGTGTTTTCATTAACCATTGTCAGCCTGCAGTTAAACGCGTTAAGGAAATTGTTCAGATAATCGTTGCACTTGATATTGGGAAGGAACTGGTTCATATCGGTTTCCTTTGGTGTTTCTGGGTCATTTATTCCCCTTATCGGGTCATCGTTTGTCGGTTTCCATTCCTTTGATGTGTTCATAAGGTTTATGCTGAAACTGAATGACAGCCTTGCATTTGTGCAGCCGCATTGTCTGTCGCTTGTGCTGTTTTTTTCATGCTGATTATTATATGCACCAAGAATCTCGGTATAAACCGTATCACCCTCTTCAAGCCATACACAGTTGCTTATGTTCCATGTACCGTTTGTGTTGGTGGAACTTATTACTGTGTTATTGCTCTGGCCAGGATATGTTTTTGCACCTGGATTTGAAGTTGAATCCCAAGAGTATGAAGTGGTAGTGCCGCTTCTGTTTGCTTTCAATACGTTGTACCCTTCAAAGTTTGCCATACCTTCCTCGTTCACAAGTGCTTGTGCGGTCTGGTAGCCGTAGGTTGTGTCAAAATCCGAAAACTCACTGTACAGTGCCAAATAATCGGCTGTGATATCTGGATAATCTTCCTTGAACTTGTCTGGTTTGTTGTAAATAGCTGGCGTTTTTGAAACGTCGTACAAATCCATCAAAGCGGTCTTTGGGTATCTCCTTGATTTGAGGTAATCACTGTAAATCAGTTTCTGGTTTCCCCACTTTGCGCCCATGATGAAATCACTTACGTCAAAACCAGAATAGTTCTTGACCAATGATGTTTTTCCGTTTTTTCCAAACCGTCTCTGACTCTCGCTGTCCATAACCCTTACAGCCGTAGGCATGATGTATCCATGAAGGGTAGACAAAATATTCATTCCGAACCATATCACAGACGGGTTGGTCTCGGTATAAGTGTAATCAACAGGAACTCCGGGCATACAGAAATTGTATCCGTAAAAGTTTACATTCTCTTTCGGTACACCTTTCTTAATCTGGAACTCCCAAGCGGACTGATTAAAAGAAGAATCATCATACCTTGATTTCCAACCAGTTATCTTCATGTTTGGAAATTCTTCAAGTCTGTTGTAGTCGGGTAGGGTGATAGTGCCAGTTGAATTTATTTGATACCAACCGCTTACGGGAATTACGATAACCCTTTTTGAACTTGAATAACCCTCGGCCTCAACCCTTTTCATCATCTCGTATTTGTTGTTCATACTGGTGAATGTAGTGTTGTTAGACCATACGGGGTTGTCAACCCAGAACTTGAAGCCTTCTTCCTCGAACTCCTCAGCCGTTTCACTCAATATGTTTGCCGAAATCATCTGCTCATATCGGCACAATGTGTAATCACAACTGAACGACAGGTTATAAGGGGTCATCTTGTCCGTTTTCCACAAGTCCGCGCTTTCTGAATAGGTCTGATAAAGGCCGTTGAGTTTTGGATTGTCGAACACATTGCCGACAAGGTTGTATCCTTCGGTTTCAAACATATCCTTCAGAACCGACAATACATTAAATGCTGGGAAAATATTGTTGAGGGTAAACGTTGTGTCCTCAAAATTGGTTGTCTGGTAGTATCTGTCAGTGGTTACTTCTGGTTTGTTGTATGGCCATCCGTAAAGGACGTAAGGAAAACAAACATGATTGTCCCTCTGGTCAGCAGGTGGTAACACAACGTCACTGCCAGTAATGCCACCGACGTAACAGTTAATCTTGTCTATATCTGAAAAACTGTTCACATTCTTGTAATGAGGTTTTAACTGCTTCAACGTTCTGTCACCAAGAACGTCTGACAGTTCCTTTTTGGCTGGAACATACAGGTTTCCCTTGTAACTGTCGCTGTTTATCTCGTTGATAAGGAATTTTCCGTCAAGAAGCAAAACCTCATCGGCATACAACTGCGCGTCATATACCCTTGAAAACTTGTCCTGCACAGAAACAACATCTGGAAAACCGAAAATGGTACGGTTTGTCAAGGTAACTGGAAGTTCAACCTCATAACTGTAATTCACATCGGTTATTATGAGGCTTTCGGTGTTCTGGAACTCCTTGTTAAGTCGGATATCAAGGTTTTCATCCAAATCTACTGTCTGATTGTCTATATATAACTTAACTTGCATTTATATTCAAAGTATTAGACGTTTATTGCACTATCAGCATAGCGGTATTTACATTCCAATCTGAACTTGGTTTCGTCACTTGGAAGTGAAATGTTGAACTCACTGACAATTACCATCTTGAACGGTACACTGTCTGAAGGGTCGAACTTGAAGACGTACCTGCTTCGTTGAAGTTCCCTCAGCCATTCAGCGATGTCGCGGTCAATCGAATGGGTCTTTGCTATATGACTCTCATCCATTGATTTCTGTTTTACATGCTCAAACTCATAAACCGAAGAATAAGGTCTTTTCGGATTCTTGAAATAGGTTGTCAGTTCATCAACTGAGGTTTCAAGGTCAGTTCCACCCAAGAAATTGAATGAATCCAGACCACCAATCGCGTTGATAAAGAAAAGTGTATCTGTGTTCTCACATCTTGGAACTACCTCATACACAACAGGAGTTGTAATATCATGCCCGTTTACTGAAACTGTAACCTCAACGTATCCTACTTGTCTGCCTGAAGTTGCCTCAACACCTTCGATGTCAAGTCTGTCGTAGAAGTCCATGCGTTTATTGGTGTAGTAGCGTTTGAGATAACCATTCGCGCTTGAAAGGAAAACACCAGAATTGGTATAATACCTTTTTGTTAGTGTAACCGAACTGTCACCCCTGTCGGTAAGGATTGAGATACCGATTAACTCACCGTAGTTGCATGAACGTTTGAAATTTCTCGTAAGAGGCTTCTTCACCTCGTAGTTTGCCATGCTGCAGAAATACTCGTTATAGTCCACCTTTTCAAACTTGCTCAAGGTAGTTGGCATTATGGTAAGCGAGTTGTTTGTAATCGGTTCAACCCTTGTGGTGTTTCCTATCAGCGAATATGCGGACAAAGAAACCTGTATCGGGTTCTTGAACGTAATGTACTGGAACGGTGAAGTGACATTGAATGAAATCTCTGGTGTGTCGTTGTATTTTGCCATAGAGAACTCACCGATACCGTCAGCAATGTTGCCGCGTATGTTCAGCACCCACTTGTTCACCGCATAAGGGTTATAGTTATAATAGTTTCCGCTGGCACCGATAACGGTTGTTGTGATAGCCCATCTTCTTGAACTGTCCAAACCGCATTTCACCGTATTGGTGTTATATATAACGACGTTATAGGTAAACGGATTACGCTTCAGACATTCGCAAAGCGAGAACATCAAAGAGTACCTGTCACCTGCCGTATTGAATGAAGAGGATGTAACATACGCACCTGCACTTCCAGTAATCGTATATTTCACACCTTCTTCGTCGTTAGCGTCCTTTATGTTGATTGAAATGCTCTGACCTACGGCTGAATCACCTATCGTAAACAAAACGTAAGGTGAATCCTGCGCGTTCTGGTTCTGAAACACTATGAAGTTATCAAGACTTGAAGCGATATATTTCGCTGTTTCGATTTTAGCCATGTATTAAGTTTTTTCAATAAAGATTGAGGGTGCTACTTGGAAAAAAATTCATCCAGTCCACTGCACAAGTCGTTGAACAGTTTATCAGCCCAACGCGAAAAATCTCTCTCAATTTCATCAAGGGACGGATTAACAAAAGGACGCGCCTTAATACCCTTTTCCATTATTGAACGGCTATATAGATAAACCGATGAATTATCAGAAGGTAAACCTTTCCTTTGTGCCCAGTCCCTTATCACTTCTACTGGCGGCCATCGTTGGTCTTTCTTTACACTCACAGGACGTCTGGCCCACTCAAATCCGTTGCCATCCACATACAGGACAGCATATTCTGGTATAAGAAGGTTTATAACACCCAAATCTTCAGTTGAAATTGCCTCAATATTTTTATACAGTTCAGAATTACCGCCACCAAGCGTATTTATGCCCACTTTATTGTTTATACCAACCTCAGAATTAAGAATGGCATGAACAATAACGGCACAATGCTGTGCAAATTCTTCCAGCGTATGTTTAATTCTTTCCAGTTCCATTTACCAATTAAAGTTAGGTAATTTTTTGTCAGAGAAAACAGCGCAACCAGTTGCTTCATCAGTAGGGATATTAACCAACGGTTCTTCTACCTTAAATTCCTTGTCTGGGTCAAAGTGTGCTTCGACATCACAGAAGTTAATCATATTCTTGACATTGAGAATCAGTGAAAAGCGAACACCGTCACAGTCGTTGTCGTAATAGTGTCTCAGACTTAATGTAGACCATCCAACAATACCCTTAATAAAATCGTCACCTGTATTTATGATTTCCCTTAATTTCGCTATAAAATTCAAACCAATTGAATAACATAGAGTTTGTCCAGCCTCAGCACTTGGATATACACAATAGTTGTTAAGCATCTGAGGTGTAATCATTATCGAAAAATTGACTGTAACAGGAATAACACCAGTGGTGAGGTTTGTATCTGCAGCATAAATTGGGTCTTCCAGAAAAACATGTGGCATAAGTTCGTCACCTATACCTAAACCTTTTGAAGGTTGATTGTATTTGAACGATTTTACCAGCCTGTGTTCTCTGGCCAAATCATAAAATGTTTTGACTATCTGATTAAACATAAAATTGTATTTTTTCAATAAAGATTTAAGTCCTTACAACCATTGCACCGCCAGTTTTCTTGCCATGACATCTTACCCTTGCAAGGTTAGCCAAAGCACAGGAAATAACGCGGTCATCATGGTAGCCCTCAATAGCGTTGAATATCTTCTTGCCTGTCTTGCTAATCTTATAAGTGAAGACCTTGAACTGTTCGTAAAGTTCTGTGTTCTCTTCCATGAAGGATATGTTGCCCTGCTCAATATCCAGTGCAAGTTTCTCGATGTAGTCCTGTTTTGAACTGTTTGATGTGTATATGAACTCAACGCGCTTTTTAAGGTAATCGGGCAATAGTTTCAATACGTCGTTTCCCATGACCTCACCGATGCTGTTCTTTTCAAAAAGGCAAAGTTCAAGACCCTTTCCAACCTGTGCCAACTTGCTTGCCATCTGTCTGTACTTGTCATCCAAACTGCCAGTTATCACATACTGGATACACTGTCCTTTTTCATTCACAAAGGACAACACCGTTTCGTCAGAACCGACGCTTGAAAAGTCCACACCAGCATACAACCTGCCCGACCAGTCGAAATCCTTCTCAAAGAAACACCTTTTGAAGTTGTTGAAGAAAGAAAGACCGCCCTCCAAAAACTCGCAAAGGTATTCCTGTTTCCATGCCAGTTCGGGATAACTCGCTTTCTTTTCCTCAATCCATTCTGGTGTCTTGGTCTCGTCGTTGTTTACGTTAATCTTGACGTAGGCATAACCTTTCTGGCCGTTAATTCCCTTCTGCGCTTCATCATAAAAAAATCCCTGCGCTCCATTAGGGGTTGATATGTAGATTTCCTTTTTCCCCTTTGCGTCAAGCAACGGCGCGACGATGTTGTAGTAGATATGCTCACCGTCTGGTGTGTATTCCCTACAATGGGAAACCTCATCCCAAATCAGATAGTCCAAGGTGAAACCGCGTATTGCATGGGTCTGTTCAACGGAAAAGAAGATAAGTTTACTTCCGTTCACAAGTTCAATTATGAAATCCTTACCGTCCTTGCTCTTGATGAGTTCGGGAGGGTACATGGCTATGAACTTCTTGAAAATGTCCTTTGCCAGTCTTGATGTCTGAGTGATATAGCCGACAACCGTATTTGGCTGCTGCATCCATACCAGCGTAAGGTAACGGCATACGAAACTTTTTCCGTACTGTCTGAAGATATTGATTACTATTTTCCTCAAATCCCTGTTACGGGCGAGTTCTATAATCCTTCTCTGTCCAAGTTTCGGGGTGAAGTCAAGTTCGATGTCTATGTACCTTGTCCTAGCGTCAATCTCTCTCTGCTTCTTTTGGGTATATGCCCAGTCTCCAACAGCCCCACCTGTTGAAACCTGACCCTTCGGATATATCTCTGTTATACCGGCACTGTAATCCATTACACAAGTTTAATCCTGTAATTTGTATCGGTCTGAACCTGTGTAGGAGCGTTCAAGCCCATCAGTTTCGCGATATCTGAAAGGATTGCCCTCGCGTTTGAACGGTCATTGTTCTGTCTGCAGTCCCTGTAAAGGTCAAGATAACGTTCAAGATGAAGGGATTTCTGTCCGTCCCTTGCAACCATTGATTCATACTGGCATGTATCCAAAGCCTCGTCAATGACCTTCCTTAGGTTGCCCGCTCCGTAACTCTCGCTGTCTGGCCACCATTCGTATTCACCGTTTTCAAGTTTGACAGCGATTGAATATTGGCTTTCACCTGCCAGAAGCTGTTCCCTAATCTTTTCAATCCTTACCTGTTTTTCTGGTCTCTTTCTCATTTCTTCCTGTATTGTTTTGTATTTTATTTCAACTTCATTTTTTCAACGAATTTCCTCTGTTCCCTCTCAGCCTGTCCTTTTGCAGTCAGATAGCAAAGATAACTGAATACGTCACCCACATTGCTGTCAAGTATTGTCTCCATTTTAAGGAAATCGTCGTTTGCAAGCGTTGATACTATATGCATCCAGTTGTAGTCCTTCAGGAACCTGCTGTAACCTGGGGCGAGTGGTTCACCGCTTGAATCATCGAATAAAGACGGATAAGTTTTGATGAAATCGCCCCTTTGAGAAAAAAACGGTAAACTAATGGCAAAGCCTTGTTGCAGGTTAAGTCACCCAATGATTTTGCAAACTCGGCATCATATCCCTTGTAAGGTTTGGTCTGCCCGTCTTCTTCCTGTTCAACCAACAACATTGATAGTATGTCAATGAACTTGTCCGCGTTGTCTTCCTCAGCCGTTACGTCAATGTCAATCCACTGCCTTAGGTTCATCTCTTCGGGTTTGAGTGCCTTGTAGGTCTTTCCGTCAATCTCTACGCTGCCGCTGTGCATGAGGTTCTGCAACTGATATATGAACTGCGTTTCCTCAACAAGGGTTGAATAAAGCGTTAAAGGCATATCCATTGCGAAATCATCCTTTTCCCCAATGAGCCTTGACAATATTGCCGCTTCATTGCGCTTGGTTGCAAGAAACAGTTCCTTGCCTTCCTTGCCCTCGGTATCTTCCAAACCGTTGAACACCCTGCAATACTCCCTAAGAGTCAACTCACTGAACGATGTGGGTATCTTATAAGGTTTTCCGTTTATCTCAAGTTGTATCATTTCTTTGTTTTCTTTGTTCTTTTTTTAATGGGGGTTTCAGATATTTTCTCGATAACGGCATCAACACCTTGTTCAATGATTGATTCGTCAAGTTTTTCCCATTGTTGCTGGTCCTCTGCAACCTCCTCAACTTGTTCTTGGTCATTGCAAGTTTCTGGACTTGTTTCTTCAACAACCGTTTGCTCTACATTTGTATCAAATGCCGCAACTGTTTCTGATTGTTTTTCGGTTTCACAACCGTTTTCAGTTGCTTCAGAATCCTCTTTAACTGGTTCTTCAACCGCGTCTTTAAATTCCTCTGGTTTGTGACCCTCGTTGATAAGGGTGAGATAACCATATTGTGCGTAATTCCTTACTGCGGCTGTGAACTTTGCGGCCTTGCAAGCCTGGCAACCCTTTGCGGTCTCGTTAGTTCCCTTGATATGGTTATAAGCGTTTACCCAGTCCTCAAGCGTCTTGGTACGGTTTGAAGTGTTGATGAAGTCAATAGCGTATTTAACCTTCTCAACGGTGTATCCATGACCCTTGGATACTGAAATGTTTCGATTAGCGTTTCTAATCATTTTATATCTGTTTTTGCTAATTATTTTAGAATAAAGATTTTGTGCATTTCTTAATAGAATTTGTGTTTTTCTTTGTAATGCCGCGCCATCAATGGTTCGCTGAATATATGTGCATATAAGCGAGTATCGATGAACACAACAACCCCCATAAAACGAAATACGGGTTGAATATGTAGGCATAGAATACGTTCAATATCATGCACATCCAGAACGAACAGCACTTTGTGCATACAAACGGGTAAATCATAAATGATTCAAACCTCATTATGTTGTATTGGAATATTGGAGTAAAGAATATCACAAAGAACATTGTGAACAATAAAAGGACAAACTCCCATAGTGTAGGTATGAATGGTAATAATAAGGTCATATCGCGGCATTTTTTGAATTTATTTGAAAAATGTAGAGCGTCATTTCAACAACTTCTTTTTCATTTCGTTTATTTCTTCATCGTTTCTTACGAATTTTTTAACCCTTTGGATTATGTTGGTTATCTCCTTGACAGGTATGCCAGTTATGTCGCTCAACTTCTTGTAACTGAGTGAACGTCCTGTGCATTTCAACTTGTAGTAGATTAGGTATATGTCAACTTCACTTGGGCTGAACTCAGTTTCCAGACGCTCTGAGATATAATCCCACAACTCCATAACCCTGTTATACTTATCTTCGGTGTAAATATCTTCATCGCAACGGTCTATATACTCACTGGTGAAACGTTTCTGTTCCCTGCGCTTTCGGTTCTGAGCGTTGATGTAGTTCCATTTAAGGCTTATGAAGAAATAATAACGTATATCCTCAATCTCGCGTCCGTCCATTATAACATTGGCTACCTTTATAACAGTATCGTTATAGCAATCGTCAAACAGTTCCTCATCGTATGTTACGTTTTTGAGAACTTCATAACGGGATTGCTCGTAATTGCTTGATATGTAGTCATAAAAGTCATTTATATCGGTCATTCAACTGTTCCATTTTCAAGCGTTTATTGTGTTTCTCAATGCTTTTGTCAATCATCATCTGGATAAGTGGCTTGCTCATGTCACCTTGCCAACTGTTGATATACTGTCCATCGGCATTTAGAATAATGTACGGAATGCCAGTTAAACCGACAGGCAAGTCCTCAACGTCACCGACATCAAAGTATTCGACGTTATATCCGTTCTCTTGGGCAAGTTCATCCATCTTAGGTTTGAGGTTGTCACAGCATTTGCAGCCGTTTCCTGTAAGTACTTTAATATCAATTTTCATATAGAGTGTATTTATATAAATATAGATTAAGTACAGAAAATTTCAATCTTTATTTCTGAATTAAAACCTTATTGAAAATGATTAGTAAAGATGAAATCAAAATCAAAAAGGAAAGTGTTAGGATATATCTTGGAATCGGACTTGTCATATTCGGTTGTGTGCTGATTATGACAGGTTTAATCTTACCACCTGCTGGTGTGATACACCCCAGTGTCTTAACTGCTGTGGGTGAAGTCTTTGCACTTGGTGGTGGCTGCATCGGTGTATTCGCCATGAGCCGTAGAGATAACGCTAAGATAGACTACCTATATGATGCTGAAATGGAACGGAGAAATAACAATAACAGTACTGAAGATTATGAAGATAACACTGATAAGGAGTTATAACACAGACAGATACTGTATCGGGCATTTATATATTGACGGTAAATATTTCTGCGATACGCTTGAAGATTGCGATAGAGGACTTGATAACTCAATGCCCTTAAAGCAAATCCAAAACCTTAAACTTAAAGGCATTACAGCCATTCCCACAGGCATTTACAAGGTTGTGCTTAATGTACAGTCACCAAGGTTGTCAAAGAAAAGCCAATATAAATTCTGCAAAGGATACGTTCCAAGGCTCTTAAATGTAAAGGGCTTTGACGGTGTGTTAATCCATATAGGTAATAAGGCTGAAGATAGTTTAGGCTGTATCTTAGTCGGTGAAAATAAAGTAAAGGGGCAGGTAATAAACTCTACCACTACTTTTCACAAGTTATATGATATACTGTCAAAAGCAAAAGATGATATAGTTATTGAGATAAGAAGAAAATAAAACGCATATCAGACTTAGTGCATCGGGCTGCTACCTAAACGCAACAGGACTGAACGACGGGGTTATGAGGTGAAGCATAGCCCCACTTTTTAGACCGTTGTTGAAGTTCCACAATCATCTGTAGTCCAGAGCGTTAAATCCAACAAAACGTCAACTTAAACGACAACACAACCTTTCAAAAAGTGTTATAACCCACTAATACTCACCTCTTTATATAAATCATAATATGATAATAATATATTATTAAAAGGTCATGTTTTAATCAATTTGTCTCAATTTAATCCCCATTAAAACAATGCAGTTTACCAAGCGTTTATTATTAAAAGGTTTTGGACGGTCATAAATGCAATGTATTGATTTAAGACAGTTTAACATCATTATTTTGGTCAGTTCCAAACTTTGTTGTATCTTTGCGTCTGAAAATCGGGAGAGAGAGAAAGGTTTTTAGACTTTTTTCCACAATCTTTCTAACTGGTTTATACGTCAACAAATACGACAACAATTTAACGCGTTTTTCGACAATGAGAACTAATGAACTGACTATCAACTTGGTACTGAACAAGCAGCGTAAAAACCGCAATGGTGAAACCCCTATCTACCTAAGGTTGCTGTATAAGGGCAGTCGGAAACTTATCAAAACGGACGTATCTGTGCCCGAAATCCAGTGGGATTCAAAGAGGCAGTGCGTCAAGTCCACTTATCCGAATTTTTCTGAACTTAATCAGAAACTGAATGATATCCGTCAGAAGTACACTTCGATAAGGGACGGTTTCATTAGGCGCGGCATTAACTACACAGTGGCCGACGTTGTAGACGGTGACAGGGTTAAGACTGGAATATCTGATGAACTGTCAGACGTTCTTGAGTCCATGATTAAGCACAAGGGTCTTTCGCATAACACAGTTATGGCATACAAGGCAAGTGTTCGCAGGTTGGGTGAAGCTGGTGTTTTCAGACTGTCCGATGTTTCTCCAGACAAGGTGCAGGGTCTTTGCAAGCGGTTAAAGAGTAATGAACTGTCTGATTCCTCTGTCAATGTAACCGTTGCCTGTCTGGGAAGTCTGTGGCGGTACGGTGTTGATTTGGGCATTTGTGAGGGATACCTTTTCTCAAGGTTCAAGTCATGGAAGAAGTATAAGATTGCTGAGAATAAAATATCTTTGACCCAGACCGAAATGGATACTCTTTTGAGTTATTATTTGAAACAGAGTGTACAGGCAGACGGTATAGAGGGTGTTTGGTGGTACACCGATGAGGCTTATAGGGATTTGATGAACCGCAACAGCGAGTTATTTGCTTTGGCTGCTTTTCTTTTGTCTTATCACTTGCAGGGGCTTGCGTTTGCGGATTTGGCTCGTATCAAGAGTGAGAATATCAAGATTGCGGATGTTGATGGTTTGAAGTACTATCAGTTCACTGGTTTAAAGCGTAAAAAGACCAATAAGGAAATCAAGGATATCTTTGTTGAGATAACGGATGAGGTCAATCCTTTGTTTCATATCTTTTATGAGACGATGGACAAGCGCGAGGGTTATTTCTTGCCAATACTTCAGAACAATGATTTGAGGTATCATTACGATACTGAGAAGAAGATTACTGAGGCAACTGGTACTTATTCTGTGGTTGTTAATAAGAGTCTTACTGAAGTGTTCAAGAGGTTGAATATTACTGAGGATGCTACTTTCTATAGTGCAAGGCATTCTTTTGCCACTAACTATATTTTATCTGGTGGTAATCCTATATATCTTGCTGAACTTATGGGTAGGTCTGTTAATGGTATATTTAGGTATGTTACTGGTTTGACTTCTTATGAGCAGAATATCAAGGAACGTTCAAGGGTTTTCGGTAAGAAGTAATTGTGTATGGAATCCAACCCCTTTTTTAGGAAAAAAGCGGCTTCGCCCGTAAAAAAGTCCGTCCATAAGCGTAAATGATAAGGGGCGGTGTGCTATCACAGCATGACCGTCCCTCTTTTGGGGGCTTTCGCCTCCTCTTGGCTTGTACTAACAATATGTTTTGGCACCTACCATATAGTGCCTATTTAATGGGGTTGTACCCCTTGGCAAAAAGACTCATCAGACAGCAAAGCCGCCCAGCGAAGGATATCGCGGCAGGTCTGAAAATATGATAATAATTATAACATCGTTTCGTAAATGTCAAAAAAAGTTGCAGGAAGAAAGGACATCAGCTGGTTGTCCCCGTCAAAGTACAGCGTCAGCGAAACAGTCGGTTTGGAACATCTTCCGTTGTCATGTTGAAAACCGCTATGAATTGTTGGATTCCACAGGGACAGGTACGCGTCTATGTTTGAAGAAGAAATGGAGTTATTTGAAATGGAATCCAAAAGTTGTTCCAGCTGTGTCCTAGCTTCCAGCGATATAGAGTCCCCGTTCAATTCGAGGTGTTGTTTTACTTGTCGTTCTACATATTCAAGGATTTTTTCGGTATCCCTTGCTTTGATTTCCTGTTGGTATGATGTACCGTCATTTTTTACAATTGCTTTCTTCATTTCTTCTTCAATGTGTTTTTCTTTTATTTCCTGTTTTTTCTTTTAGTGGGTCTGGATGTTCGTTTGCCCATTTGACACCAGCGCACCATGCGTCTATTATATGGATTACATTTTTTCTGTTGTTTTCCATCCATTTCAGAAAAGCCTTATCCATTTGAACGTAATATTCCATTTCCATAAACTTTATTGCAAATATACTACAAGGATTTCAGAAAACCAAGTTGATGGTTAACTATTTTCAAAGTCATAATCATATACATAAGTTGAGTAGTGTTTGTAGTGACCATGCTTCAGGTCGAGAGCGGCTTTTGGTTGCCATTCTTTCGGTGAGTTAGGGTCATACTGTGTTTTCTTTACATAAAGCCACTTGATATCCGCGACTGTTGGTGTAAGGTTGGTTATGTCGAACAGGACTACCTTGTTGCTCTTTGGGTATAATCCTGCCACAAATCCTCTCTGAGCGTTTTCTTTCTTCATCATGGCTTGCATACTGTCCAGTTTGTGTAACGACAACATGAACGTCTGGAAATCCTCGTAGGCATATTTGTCCCTGTTCTTTATCTCAACCAAATCCCTTTCGCCAGTTTCGTTGTTGATTTGAAGTACATCATACTCTGTGCCGTAGGTTGTTTTTTCTACTGTGTACTTACCAGGTCTTATATGGTTTATAAAATTCTTGTATCTGATATAATCTGTGTTTTCCTGTTTCTTGATTTCTTCTTTAACTATATTCATTTTACGCTATTGTTTTATAATAAATAGCGCGTACTTTTGAAAAAGTCAAGAAAAAATGCCACCGCGTTTCACAACGGGGTGACATAGCAGTATGTTTTAACAAAATGTTTATTATCCTACAACCTTTTTCTTGATTCCATCCTTTAGGTACATAAACCCAAATGAACACCATCCCATTGATTCAACATACATACGATATTTATTGAATCTATCAAGGTTTATAGTATTTATGTTGATAAACACAGTAACCCTGTTGTCTCCGTCCGCAAGGCTGTCAAAGATGTCATCAAGTGTCCGCTTTGCCGAATAGAAATCATTGCTGATTCTGAACATCTTCTTGAAACGCTTCTTGGCCATTTTGCCATAGTAGCCTACGAACTTGCCATCATTTGAAAGGTCTTCGATTGCGCTGATGTCAGTGCCGTCTCCATTTGGACACTCACAGGTGAATTTGAACAGTAATTCGTCGAAATACTCATTGTAGTTAGGTTCTACCCAAGTCCCGTTCCATTCTCCGTTTTCATCTGTGATTGCGTCCATAAAAATTAGATTGGACTCATTCTTCAACTCTTCAACACTTGTCTCAACTAATGAGAACTTCTTAACTCTCTTAATGTTTTTTGTATGCATAATTTTCTAACGGTTAACCTTTACACCGTAAGGTTCTAATAAATACTGTATATGTTGTTTTAACAATTACGTTGCAAATATACTGCAATAAAAGTTCATGGCAAACTTTATTCAGCTAATAAATGTTAAAAGTGTTAACTTTTTTGCAGAATTGAAATATTTTACAGGTCTGGTTGGAAATGGTCGGTAATTTTACAAAAAATGCCCTAAGACTTATCTTTTCGCCCTTTGTCAGTGAGTCGTAGTCAAAGAACACTTCACTTATGATATCTTGTGGTTCATACTCACCTTCGCCATCGTCATATTGACACTCAAATGTTGCCCTCATGTCAAGACCCCGTTGAACCATTACATTGTAGTCCTGTCGGCTCTTGAAGTCGTAAAACAATAGTTCAATCATATTATCCTTTGTTCTTGATTGTTTCCCAATTATCTGTCACATACTTGTCGAAGTCAAACTCCATGTGCATATCCTCATCGGTATACCTGTTGTGGACATAAAGCAGGTTGGGCAGTTCTTCAAGCGCGGGTTCAATCGATGGATGAGCCTTCTTGTAATCGTCATAGGTTTCATACTCTGACAAAGAAGATGTATTGACTGTGCTGAAAATACTTCTCTCAATGGCAGGATAAAGAACCTCTGTTAGGTATTCACTTGCCAAATCGTCATCGTCAACGTCAAACGGGTTCTCGTAGTCTGTTGCGAAATTGGTTGATGTGCCGTCAATCTCATTCACAAGTACCCAAGGCCATGCCGACTTGTAGCCTCGTTCCAAACCGTCTTGATAGAAACGTTCAAGCGTCTGCTTGATTGTGTTCTCAACGTTCTCAATACCCTTGTTCTTTGCAATCTCAACAATGATTGCTGCGTTCTCTTCAAAAATCGTCTTACTCATTTCTTCTTACTTTTGTTAAAATTAAACTGTTTTTAATAAATCTGTTGCAAATATACTACAAGAAAAGTTCATGGCAAACTTTATTCAGCTAATAAATGTTAAAAGTGTTAACTTTTTTGCAGAATTGAAATATTTTACAGGTCTGGTTGGAAATGGTCAGTAATTTGTAAAAAACAACGGAGGGGTTACTGTTCTTCGCCCGTCCGTTGCCACCTGGTTTCATGAGTGAGATTTTCAAATACGTTGCAAATATACTACAAGAATTTCATAAAACAAAACTTTTCAATCAAAATCTGTAGGTTAAACCAACACCAGCATAGATATCGGGCTGTTTAGAGAAAAATCCATAACCGAAGCCAACACTTGCTCCAAATCCCAGTTTGCTTTGCTTCTTATAGATAAGTTCGGTGTTCGTTACCGTATTTGTTATTTCAGTTGTTATAACAGGATATGTTAATCTGAATCTGAGTGTATCAAGGTTCGGGTTATATCCGCTCACTGATGCCATGTATTCAACCGTTGCACCGCTGTCCTCTGTTATTGTATCCGAATAGATTCTTTGGACGTATGGAATTGGTGTGTCCTTTTTAAAGGTATCAATCCTTATTATGGTATCAAACACAGGTTTCGGAAAAAACTGAATCATTGTCGCGGTGTCATAGACCGTATCTACGCGTTCAACTGTTACTGTATCCGTAACGGTTTCTGTTTCTGGTTTACTGCACTTATGGAATGTGCAAAATGAAAGGGCAATAGCCAATATGCCCAGTACGATTGGAATAATATGTTTTGTGTGTTTCATAATCTGTTTTTAATAATAAAGAGGGGTTGCACTCCATTAAAAAAGACCAGCGCGTTTCACAACGGACTGACCTCTGAAAGTATCAAACAAAATAATAATTTCTTAAAACAATGAAAAAATGGACATTTCTCTTTCTCAGAACGGTATTTCGTCACCTGTGTACCTGTATAGCGGCAACACTTCCATTACTCCACCTCTGAACTTGATATAGATGTGGTACAACGCGTACTTGCCACCTGTGTCATGGGTTGAGTACTGTGCGTTTTCGCCATGTGCGTCGAAATACTCTTTTTCAAGTTGGTCAGTTATATGCAGCAGGGCAATCTTTTTACAATCTTCCTTGTTGTTGCCGTACTGCCATGCGTCAACTGGTATTGAATACATAAATCTGTCCTCAAGATAAAACTCTATTTCTTCTTTTCCGCTTGGACAGTTGTCGCGGATTTCCTCAATCATTTCCTCTGTTATCATAATCTATACAATCTTCACTGTTATTTGGTTCGCATTTCTCTCCTATGTCACTGTCCTTTGTGCAGTAATGGTGAAGTATCAGTTCGTCAAGTCCACCCCAAGGGTGATAGTGCTTACAGGTATAACAACTCATTACTCCAATAGTTTTAAATCATGTAGAATATCAGTCAAGTCCTCGCGTTCCTGTTCGTTGGGTAATCTTGTTTCGTTGAACTCCCAATCTTGAACACATATTCCCATTACACAGATTGAACAATGGAAAAGTTCGTCAACGCTGATTTCGCCATTAAGGTGTCTGATTACGTCTTCGGGTCGGTACACTTCAAGAACCTCACTGAAATCTTGGTCTCCGTCAAGCGAATGACGAAGATATTGATATTGGACTTGTGTGTAGTTCTTGTTGAACGTTTCCCTGTCGCTTGCCGTAAAGAAGTGTGTGTAAGTTCCCTTTGCGTTTTTTGAACGCTTTCCTGTCTCGTAATCCTGTTCGGTCTGTCCGAAGTAATAAATGTCTTTTGCCATTTCTTCTATAATTTTATAATGTATATGTTAATTACTTTGGTTGTTTTAACAAAACTGTTGCAAATATACTACAAGAAAAGTTCATCGTAAAGTTTTTTGTGTTAAGAAATCTTAAAAGTATTAAATTGTTTGGAAGTTCGGAAAATTTTACAGTTCGCGCTTTTGAATAAGTATATAGTTATACATGTGCGCGAGGAAATCAACTCAACATTTGGTATTTTACAGGATTGTAAAACCCATTCCCCTCATTTATGACGATTGTGTTGTCTTCAATCTCGTATGGCTTCTTGGCAGGATATTCCCATAAGCTGGTATGCAGTTGATACCAATTTGCTTTACCGTCAAGCCAATTGTTGTACCTTTTCGATATGTAACACTTTTTCACCAAGGTTTCGATACACTTTATGACCGTTTTGTTTGACAGTCTTGTGCTTTTCGTAAGGTCGCTGATTGAACGGAAATACCATCCTTTGTTTTTGCCATCAGTTTCAGCCATAAGAGACCATTCCCTTATGATAATTCCTAATGTCAGAATTTCATTTCCTGTTAATTCGTCAAATGCCCTGTCTGGTAACATATTGAACTTAAAAGTTGAAGTAAAATTAAACATTGATTTCTCATCCTTTATCGTTTATTTGAACTCTCATCTTTTTCTAATTGGTCAAGAAAGGGGAGGTAGATGAGAGTAACCTCCCCACAAGTTCGCGTTACTTGCTTAACCTTTTCAAATATAAATATAGGGATACGCCCAAAAAGTTCAACACATGGTCAAAGATTTTTAAGGTTTGTCGCAAATATACTACAAAAATGACGGAAAACCAAACCAAAACAGGTGA